ACCTATGTACTCTCTCGCACGCTGTATCTTCGTCTGCTTGTAGCCAACATCAATAGCCTCAACGATGTCGGCGGCAGTAACGATTTTCATTAGAAAGGGATTTCGTCGTCTAGGGTTCTGGTCGGTTCACCAGCGGCGGTGAACGCCTTCACCTCTGGATACGATTTCATCACCCCATCTTTCAAACGCGGCTTGCCCATAAGCACTTCTATCTTGACCTTCAGTCCATTCAAGCTGCCAATATCACCTGGCTTATCTGGAGTTGGGTGGTGGGCTGCGATTAGAAAGCTCTTGAGCTGCGACTTTCCAATCTCAACGGCCTTGGGGTTGCCGTTCACGACGTTGAAAGAGTGCAGCATTGTCTTGCCGTTTTCGTCAGCCAGCGTCAAGCTCACCATTTTGTGCGCGGGGTTATTGCACGGCTTGACCGACGCCTCGCTGACCTTCACGACGTGGATGCCAACGTCAATATAATTGAGCGACGGGCCTGTATCTTCGTCAATTCCAGACAGGTCTAGTTTCCCAAAATCAAAGCTCATGCTGCTTTATCCTCCTTAGTTTTTTTCTTGGTTGCCATGCGAGCTAACAGCTCGGTTACGTCATCGCAGCGCTCTACCGCTGCCAATGTTTGTTGGGGGTCACGCGTCTTGCCGTGCCAGCCAGACACTTCGTCTGTCGCAAACCAACGCACCACTTTTGGTGGTCCGCTCTCGGCTTGCTCAGTGGTGCGGACACCAGCAAATACGTGGTCGAAGATTGCAGGGATGTGTTTGGCAACCGCGTTACCTTTAACGAGCGGCCAGTATTGAGTGACGCCGTTGGCATCCTCCTCTTCCTTGGCCAAACAGGTGACGAACACATGCACTGGCAGATCACGTATCTGCTTGAGTACGCCAGTCATCATGCGCGAGTTGTCGCCCCACTTCTCGAAGCCGTTCTTGCTGCCTTCATGTACCTTTTCAAGATGCTCCATCAGTCGGTCAGACACTTCGGTGAGGCTGTCGATAGCCACCCAGTTGTACCCCTGCGTCTTTAGAAACTCAGGGTGCGTAAGCCATTTGAAGATTTGCATGAAGCTGTATGTTCCAGCTTCCTCGTCGCATGGGCCGTCCCAACTCGTGAACGGGATGTAGTCTATGTCCACGTCCTCGACGGACTTGAGGCCAGCTTCGCCGCTGACGATCAGCCCCTTGCCGTAACGCTTATGGAAGAACCTACACTGGTAGGTCTTGCCGAAGCCATGATGCGAGTAGAGCATCGTCTTGTGCGACCCGCTGCTCATCAGCGCTCCCGTGCTGCTTGGTTTAAATTTCATATGTTCCTCTATTTTTTCTGAGCGGCATCATTGACGCTCGTTGACACCTTCCGTATGTATCCCAAGAGTGACACCCGTGCAACACCCAAAAGGAAAAAAAATGAAACAGCTAAACATAGAACGATTGATCAATGACTTGGGAGGGGCCGCTGCCGTGGCCGAAGCAACAGGAGTGGTGCGAACGCAGCCCTATGCGTGGATCAGACGTGGAAGTATCCGAACGACGATACTTGAGCGGATCAAAGAGACGCACCCGCTTCTCGACATAAACCAATACTTCGAGGAGAAATCTGAATGAGCAACCTAGACGCAGCACTGGAGATGCTCGATCTGGGTTGGTCAGTTATCCCATGTAAACCTGAGACGAAGCGACCACGCATCAAGTGGAAGCAATACCAAGAGACGCTTCCCAGCGAGGCAGAGGTCGAGACGTGGTGGACGGATAACCCGCACGATCCCATCGCCCTTATCACTGGCGCGTTGTCAGGCGTCGTTGTTGTTGACTGCGATAACGAAGAGGCGTTGCACGCAGCCTTTGACGCGGGGATGAAGTCACCCTTTCGCGTCAAGACTAAGCGCGGCCATCACCTGTACTTCCAACACCCGCGAGACGGCGTGCGTCGGGGGCCAAGGGCAGGGGTCAACTCACGCGGCGCTGACTGGCCGCGTATTGACGGGTTGGATTTCCGTGGCGACGGCAGCTATGCACTGTGCCCACCCTCCAACAATTACACTTGGGACATAGCCGCTGGATACTCGCTAGACCCAGACGAGATGCCTCCTTGGGAGGACTGGACGCCCACGATTAAGGATGAAGATGAGGGCTTTTCATTCGCGACACTCGACCTTTCGACGGTGGTTGCACGCAACCCTGACGAGTTCATCAGTGAGTGGGATCGGACAGCTAAGTATGTGCGCGAGACGTACCCTACAACTTTAAAGATACCATCGGGTGTGGGTAACGGGCGCAACGAACGGGTAATGAAGTATGTCTCCGAGCAGATAATGGAGGGGAACTTTGGCCCTGAACTGCGCGTTCGTGGCTACGCTTTTATGCGAGAATTTTTTGAGGAGTTCTTGTCCGAAGCTGAGTTCGAAGCGACATGTCGCAGCATGGAGCAGTCGGAGAAGCGCAACCATCCAGAGCGTTTCAACAGCGAAGGTGAGTACGTCCATCGAAAGAAAATTGAGGAGGAGAAAGCGCAAGAGAACGGAGGCGGTCGGTCGCGCAAGCTCATTGTCATGTCAGACGCAGAGGAGATGATAGAAAAAAGCTCTGCACGTCAGTATCTTATCGAGCCTTGGCTACCTCCAGCCTCAATCACACAGGTGTATGGGTACAGTGGGCACGGCAAGTCGATGTTCGTTCAGAATGCTATGGCTGCACTGGCCGCTGGTAAAAAATACTTCGGCCCGTTCGAGGTAATGACGCCAGCCAAGGTGCTGTATATGGACTTTGAGATGGGGATGTCCACCATCGCCAGACGTCTGCTTGAGATGCGGCAGATACATGGCAACACTGCTGACCGGCTGCAAATTTGGACGCCATTTGTTGACGACGTCGAGATGAACTTACGCACGCAGGAGGGGCTGATAGAACTGCAAGGATGGGTGGACGCCATTAAACCTGACGTTGTAGTGATTGATACTCTACGCACAGCCTATCCAGGTCTTTTAGAAAACTCGGCAGACGAGTGGGCCAAGGTAAACCAGTTGGCCGTGCGGCTGAGAAATGCTGGGTACGCCGTCATCCTCGTTCACCACAGCAACAAGCCAAGCGAGAGTGGTGTCGGGCGAGAGGCGGGAAGCACGAACCAGCTTACCGTGCTGGAGACACAGATCAGGGTGACGCAAGTCTATCAGGACGAGGATACGGCCAGACAGAACGCTGCTATCCACGACGACAGCTACGAGCGTCCAGTATGGCCGAGCCTGTCAGCCAAGCTGGCTCCAGACTTCAGCCTGTTCATGGTGATGGAGGTTCGTTACGGCAAGGTGCGTGAGTGGAGTGACGCGCATGACCGTGTGCAGTGGATCGGGTTCGCTCAGAACAACAAGACAGACGAGCGCTGTGTTGTCTCAAGCAAGTCCACCAAGCAACGCGCCAAGGACATGGCGCTTGATGGCAAATCTATCGATGACATAAGTCGGGTTCTACAACGACCAAATCGTCAGCTTCGTGAGTGGCTGGAAGTTTAGTAGTGCCGTGCGGACGGATTGCTGTGACCTTTGCGTCAGGGCAATGCCGTCTGACCGCGTCAATCATGGCAGCGATCTCTGGGTATTTTTCTCGGTTGGATTTTTTTGTAGTCATAACGGTACAACGCTTACTCGTATTCGCTTTCACTCAATCGTTGATCACCCCCAAGGGTGAGCAACTCAATCGCTGCAAGCTCCTGCGTTGTACCGCTTTTGGCCCGATAAGTAAACACCTTTATGACACCTTGACAGTTTTATTTTGACACCCTAAATCGCCCACATGGCACGGGTTGAACTGACCGAGGATGATCGTAACTGGCTGCGTGAGCGACACTGGATGGAAACCTATCCTGACATGGCGCAACGCATTGGCTGCTGCGTGGATACAATCAAGCGCATCTTAGTTCGCGAAGGCTTGCAAGAATTTGACGGGGCCAAGTACCAAGTCAAGCGTCACAACCATGTGCGGCAGTGGAACAGACCCTGCCTTGACTGCCAGTCAACAGAGCTGCGACCACGCATGTGGTTCTACTGCACGCCCTGTCGCAAAAGGCGGGGGCATACAGATGAGTAAAATGAAGAACAAAGGCGACGGCTACGAACGTGAACTGGCCGCTTACATCAACGAGTACACTGGCCTTCACTCGTCTCGCGCACCCTTGTCTGGCGGTGGCGCTATCGGCATCTTGTCTGGCGGTGCTGACTTGCTCGGCACTCCCAGCATTTTCATCGAGGCCAAGCGTGTCGAACGTCTGAACTTTCACGACGCCATGAGACAAGCCGAGCGCAACATTCAACAGACGCAATCACCAGACATACCTATCGTTATCAATCGCAAGAACCGCATGCCCACTGGCCAGTCACTTTGTCTGCTCAGATTGGACGACCTCCTATTCTTCTACAGGTATTATTTAAAGGCAGAAGGATACGTCACGGAGGATGACCAAGATGACGACACCCCACTTACGAATAGTGCAGAAGAATGACGACCCAGACGACAAGGTAGCAGCAAGGATCATAGGGGTGGATGTCTACGATAAAGAAGAAGTTATCGCAGCAGCCGAGCACCTACTCAAGTCGGCGCGAGACGGAGACATCAAAGCGTTCGCCGTCTGTTACCTCTCTTCGTCTGGCAGCTCCACTGGCAGCTTAGTCACCTCCTCCTGCGACGACGATGTTCACGCAACCATCGCTGGCATCGAGCTGATGAAGCAGAGGTTCATCTTGGAAACCCTCGAAGACTGATGGCCTTTGCCCCTTGCGGGGCACGGCCAGACGTAAAAGCAAACGTGACAGCCAAAGGAGGCGACAATGATTGATCCTGTGAGCGCCTACGCTGCCGCCACAACCGCCTATAAAGGCGTTAAAATGCTGCTGCAGGCTGGCCGTGAAATCGAAGACGTTTCAAAGCAGCTTGGGTCTTGGTATAGCGCAGTGGCTGATATTACTCGCGCCGAATCACAGCGCAAAAATACAACGTGGCTGGAAAAGAAACAGCAC